TCGGTAGCTTCCCCAATCGATGGCGCTCAACAGACGGTGCGCCGTCGTCCGCGCCGCAGCCATTTGCCGCTCGTCCAGGTCGCCGAACAGTTCCGACAGCACCAGCTTGATGGCGTGCTTCGCCAAGGCTGGCACGGTGGCGACGCTCGCGTAGCCCGCCGTGTACGTGACCTGCACTGCGTCCAGCCGGTCGTCTACCGTCGGCTTCACGAAGTCGTCGTCCAGCTCCAGAAACGCTGCCGCGTCGCCGTTCGCAATCAGCCGGTAATTACTGGAGGCAACAGTCTGCAGCGCACCATCGGCGTCGTAGTATTGCACGCTACTGATCGCCTTGACTGGCTGGCGACTCAGCTGCAGCGTCCACGCCGGCCACGTCTCGCAGGTCTGCACCACTGTGTGCGTGACCCGCAGCGACCGGCCGACCGCCACCTCGCAAAATTCAACGGCTGCTTCGAGGGCGGCCTGGACCTCGGCGTCGAGGTCGTTCGTCGAGATCCGCAGGTGGTCCTTCGCCTCCGACAGCGTCACCGGCAGGTCGCTCGACTTGCCGCTGGTCGTCGTCTGCACTGCCAGGCTCATAATCAGCCACCTCAGGTTGAGTCGTTTGCACCGGCGCATCGGCTGGCACTGCGATGCCTTCGGCCAGCAACTTGGCCAGCAAGGTCGCGTCGCCAATCGTGCCCGTGCCGCCCAGGCCCCACGCACCCCACTCTCGCTGAAAACGCACTCGCATGATTGATCGCGGCGGCCTGGAACGGCCCAGGCCGCCGCGCTCCAAAAACAGGGTTAAGCAGTGCCGCTAGCCGGAGAAACCCATTCTTCGCCGTTCACGTCGGCATCATTGGTCGACGGCTTGCTCGCGGAGCCATACAGCACGGCCACCGCGCTTTCGGCCGCATTCTGCGTCGCCTTCGACACCACCAGCCGCACGTACCGTTTTTGCGGCTTTTTGATGTCGATATAAAAAATCTCGTCGTCCTTGGTGTCGGCGATCGTCTGCGACGTGCCGGCGATGTCGCTATATCCGCCACCGGTCGTGTCGCCGTGCTGCGCCTTGATGCTGGTCACGGCGCCCGACACAATCGCTGCGAATTTGACGATGATGCACACGCCGCTGTAGCCGCGCGTGTCAATGTCGATGCCGTCGCGATTAGACGACCCAAGGGCGTAGTTGATGCAGTCAACGATTTTGCAATCGTCACCGAAAGTCATGAACGCCACAGTAAACTCCTTATGCTGAGCCTTGCGGCTGGTTAGCTGACCGACGTGGACAGGTAGGTATAGGCGCCGACGACGCTGGCGGTGCCGGCGTTATGCACGTTAATGTCGTAGCGGGTCACGCCACGCACCGCCGTGACATCCTCGTCGAAGTACCGCTGATCGCTGAACGCGATGCTCAGCGTCTCGCGGTCGCCCACGACCACTGCGTCGCTAAACGTGCCAAACAGCACCGACTTTTGATCGGTGCCCGTCGTCGTCGGCATCTTGTCGGTCAGGAAGACCGGATAACCAAGGAACAACGGCCGCGAGGTGCCGGCTTCCAACAACGGGATGGTGTTGCCGCCGGCGTCGGCCAACAGCTTCAGCATCACGCCGTAGTAGAACGCGGCCGAGCACACCCAAGCGGGGTTGCTCCAGTACGAGGTCGGCAACCTGCCCATCGTGTTGGTCAGGTCGGCCAGCACGATCTCGGGCCACGTGTCTTTCGTGGAATTTGAAGCGCCACCAGCGTAGTACCGACCTGCGGTGCCGGCTGCGGCCAACAGGCCCAGCTCGCCGCCATAGGTGCTCGTGCTGTCGCCGTTGATCAGCTCGTTGTCTTCCTGCAGGGCGAACTCAAAGCCCATCCGGCTCACCAGCTGATCGACGACGTTCACGATCGCGTCCGCGACCAGCTCGCTGCTAATCTTGGTGAGAATGGCCCGCTTGTTCGCGGTGAGACCAATCTGACCCCACACCTGGTCGCTGGCAGTGATCGACGCCGCTTCGCCCGGGTAACGCACGGCGGGGCCGCTCGTCAGTTTCGGGATGTTCAGCGTGTCCGAGGTCATCGGCCTCACGTCGCAGATTTGCCGCGAGATACCGGCCGCTTCGCGATACTCGATGAATGCTGCGGCGAGGGGATCGGGCACCATGTACCCGCCGGCGCTGCCAGGGTTCTCGGTCTGCGTGGCAAAGATTTGGCTGCCGAATCGATTGGCAGCGTAGTTCTGCGCCACCTCGTCGCGGTAGCCTTTGCTGTGGGCGTGCACCGCCCGCAACCACATGCCGCTATCGTAGGCGGCTTGGCGGCCTTCCGCCGTGTTGGCGAACGCCTTCAGGCTGCTGCGAATCAAGCCCACGCTGGGTGCAGCCGCGGCAGCCGGTGCGTCCATTGCCGTCTCAAAGACCGACCGCTGCGAAGCACGCCGCTGGGCAGCCAGCCGCTTGGCTTCGGCGGCCCGCTTCTCCAGCGTTTCCAGCTCGACCTGCTTCTGCGCCAGCTGGCCGGCGTCGGCGTCCATAATCGCATTCCACTCGCGCTGTTCGTCAGCGGTCAAATCGCGATCCTCGGTTTCCGCCAAATTGATCAGGGCCTGGGCCTGATCGGTCAATTCCTCGATCTGCTCGCGCAGAAGTTTGATGCGGTCCATTGGGCACCTCGTTGGTTTCCCAGCGGGCGCCAAAAAAAAGCGGCACAGCCCGCTGGCGTTGTAGAAAACGCCGTGCAAGCTGTGCCGCCATGTGTCGGCCAGTGGCTTACGTCACGCTGCGAGCATGCCATTCGGCAGAGGGTCGCGGCGAGTAAGGTCGCTCGTAATTATCGTCGCATTTGCGCGCGTGTCAAACTTAGCCGTCGCGACATGACGCTGAGTCGGTTCCGCGGGGCGACTGCTTGCGCGGTGGGCGCTTTGCGGTACCCCATCGCGGCCGGCACGGTCCAAGCTTTCGCGCGCTGTTCCAGCACGGCGTCCGCCAGGCCGAACGCCATGGCTTCGTCGGCGGTGTACCACGTTTCCTCGGCCATTGCCTGCCGGATCTCGTCTACATCCTTGCCCGACTTACCGGCGTAGGCTGCGGCCAGTTCGCCTGCCACCTTACGCAGCACGCCCGCCTCTTTTTCCATGTCGGCTGCATTGCCGACGACGACGCTCCACGGGTCGTGGATCATCAGCATGCTGCCCTGGGCCATGCGGACTTCGTCGCCCGCCATGGCGATAAAGCTGGCTGCCGAAGCCGCGATGCCGTCGATCTGCACTGTGACCGTTTTCGGCCAATTGTCTAGCAGCGTCTTGATCGCGACGCCGTCGAACACGTTGCCGCCAGGCGAATTCACTCGCACCAGCAGCTCCTGGTCGTCGTCCAGCATTTTCAGCGTGTCGCGGACGGTTTTGGCCGAGACGCCGTCGCCCAGCATGTCCTCGCCGATCACGTCGTAGATCCATAATTCATTCATGGCCCATAATCCTTTGTGTCAGGGCATCCGTTTTGTCGGGCAGCTTCGCCGCGTAGTCGTGAATGGCCGTGCGCAGTTCGTCGCGGGTGACCAGCGACAGCAGGTCCAGCAGTTCGGCCACGCAATTACGCGCGTGCTCCGCATAGGCCGCCTGCCAGTCGACGCCCGCCAACAGCTTGGCCGCAAGGTCGCAGGCCGGCGCCAGCAACGGCACGACGCGATCCTGGTAATCCTCGTAGTAGCCAGCCACCCACGCGGTGTAGTTCCGCGCCCGCCCGGCTTCTTGCGTCAAGCGACGGGCCTCGCCAGCCAGCACAGCGCCCACCTGGCTGCGGATAAGTGCAGCCGCCGACTCCTCGACAGCGTCGTCTTCGGCTGGTTGTTCTGTGTCGGCGGGCGGCGGACCGGCAGCCGGGGCGACGTTGATGGCCGGGTTTTTGAAGTCGTCGCCGCCGTCGTAGGGGTTCATGTCTTCTAGCTGACGGACCTCGTTCGGCGACATCCACTGATTAGTAATGGCCAAGCTGTAGGCAGCGAAGCGGGCCTGCGTGTCGCCTCGCAAGAACGCCTCGGGGAACCATTTGTAGAAATGCTTGTTGCTGCGACGCTCTTTTTCGGTCAGCAGTTTGCGCGCGGCTTCCTCGGCAAACTTCAGCGTCCAGCGTGACAAACTGGTATTGAAGTAATCGCGGTTCTGCTCTTCGAGGTTGGCCCGCACCGCCGAGTTCTCTAGCGCGTTCAATTTGAACGCCGGCAAATTGAAAAGGCTGGCGATAAATTCTCGGTCCAGCTTCCGGCCTTCCAGCCACTGCGCATCCTCGTTGCTCATCGACATCTGGTGAAATTCCATGCCCTCCCACAGCACGGCGATCCGACCAGCGTTGGCAGTCCCAGCATGCACCGCTTCCCATTCTTTGCGCAGGTTGGCGCGAGCCTCTGGCGACAACACGCCCTCAGGCTTCCGCAAGTAGCCGGACGGACGGGCTGCGTTTTTAAAGCAGCTGTCGCCGTGTCGCTGCAAGGCCAAGCCGTGGCCGATAACGTTTTTTGCGACCTGCACGGCCGACAATCCCCAAAATCCGTCGGTAGCTAGACCGCGGATGTGGAAACAGTCGCGGTAATCGAACACCTGTGTGCGGCCAGAGTCTTCGAGGCGGGTGTAGATGGCGTACTCGCCGAGGCCCATGTGCTCGTGCCACGTGCGATCTGGCAGCAGC